ACCGTTAGTTGTAGAGTGGCTTTATCAATACGAGAAAAGTTGCACGTGCCTGAAGGTTGGTGTTCCTCCGGGCGTAGAGCGAAGGAGTATACGTTAATACCTTCGGACGGGCAACGAGTGTGGTGTTGGTAAGGTTGTACTTTAGAGAAATAATCACCTTCACGTTCCGTAAAACGATCTTGGCCGTTGAGCTGTAGTTTAGCTACTTCTACAGGGTTCTTGCCTTCGCAACGTACACCAGACGCAAGAATTACTTTGGCGAGTAGGTAGTTCACACCCGCATCGAATTCAGCTACACCAGTTGAATCTATTACGTCCGCACCATAAAACGGATTATTAGTGTCTGTACCAGATTGTTGAGTAGGTCCTTGACCAAGAGTTCCTGCAGCCGGTATTCCCGGAGCACCCGCACCTTGACCACTAGATTGAGATAGTAGAGCAGTAATAATACCATCCGTTGAGAAATCATCGGAATAGTTGAACGGTTGAGGACCACCTACAGACGCTACCCACGTATTTACAGAGCAGTCAACGAAGGAATCGCGTTGTACTACCCATTGTAGTTCCTTTACAGGGTGGTTAAAGTTGAGTTGTACTTTGTTGGATGAAGACGTAATAGATTCCGCACCCGTGTATTGTAGTTGTTCAATTAGGTATTCGTGGGATTGTTGAGCGAAACGACGACGCTCTTCCGTGTCTAGGTATACGTAGTCTACGTATAGAGAGGCGGCCGCAAGAGATTGTTGAGGAGCAGCTACAGGCGCACCTACTCCCGTTTCTGCATATTGGCAATTTTGCCACGTTTCGAAGGTTACGTTTACACGCACTTCGTGGTATTGTAGAGCAATTAGAGGAATCGCTACACCAGGATTGCGGCAGAACCAGAATTGTAGAGGTACATATAGCGTCTTGGCAGGCGTACCAGAGCGAGGAATACAAGAGATAGTCTTCTCAGAAGAAGAGCAAGTCGCATCTAGAGGAATACCATTCGCACGTTTCATTAATACTAGATCGTGCGTGTTGCCTACAAGAGATTCGAAGGCAGGCATGATACTTTGATCTACGGATAACTGCGTCCAGATTTGCATCCAATCACCATATTGACGATCAATACGTTGACCACCAATTTCTACTTCTACCTGGTTAATTAGACGGTGGCCAATGTAATTTAGCCAACGGTGACCAGCAATAGGAGTTGTTTGACTCGCATATACGGAACCAGGGCCTATACTTACTTCAGGTAGAGTTACTTGTAGGTAAGTCTTGTACATTAGATCCGCATTACGATTGATTACAGCCGTTACACGTTTATTGAAGTCAGCTTGGCCATTGAAAGTTACTTCAATGGATTCTACTGCGAAGTTCGTGTGACGTTTGTATAGAACTTTCCAGAAGGTAATTTGAGGATTACCGGAGATATAAATGTCTTGCGCACCATAAGATACAAGTTGCATTAAACCACCACCCATTTTGTGTTTATACCTTGAAGCAAGAAAAAATTTTTCGGAGAATTTTGACCTTGACGCATAAAATTTCTTTGTGTTCAAAGAATGAATAAACTATATTAAATACCTGTAGAACCAAATCCACCAAAAGCTCTAGAATCAGGAGCAGAAGGTAATTCTTCCAGGGAATTCACAAATACAATTTTCTTCCATGGCAAAAAGTTATATTGACATACTTGAAAGAGTCTTCGTCCATAAGGAATTTCATATGAATCTAGCATAGGATTAATACAATCTACTCTTGCAATTAATTCACCACGATATCCTGCATCTGCTAAACCAATATTATTCGATTGTCTTAGTGGCGTTAAACTTGTAGATGATCGAACAATAAGTAGATAAGGAACAGGATTTCCTTCAGAATCTAAAGCAGCAAAATACATTCCAGTCTTGATTTCTATACCAATCTTACCAGTAGTGAAATCAAGATTATAATAAGGACTTAGTAAATCTAATCCTGAATCAGTCCATCTACGATTAAAAAAATGACTTTGCATATCCGTGCGTAATTTAGAATCAGGAATCCAAATATAAATACTCATTTCTTATTATATCATTCGTTGTATGAAAGTCTTTATCGGAATAAAAGTTAAAATAATAAGTATAACGGCAGAATATTGAGCTAATAAATAATACATTGATTCTGTTGCATTAATTCTACCTAAAGAATATTGAACAAATACAGCTAAAGGTGAAAAAAATCCTTCAGTAACTCCTTTACCTAAATAAAACATAGCAAAATAAACTAACCCCATTATAGGAGGATTAGCATCAGTATAAATTTTTGAATATAAAATAGTTAATGTTCCTAAAAAGTCAATAAAATATTTATAATACATTATTTTTTAGGAAAGTAAATGTTTTAAACATACAGACATATACTTTTCTGAACTTCCAACATCAATTTGTTCTAAATCAGAAATAAGTTTTTTAGTATAGTGTGCCCATGTTCCATCTTTACATTTTAGACAAAGAGCATTCAATTTTTGTATATTTGATGCATAAGGAATACAATCTAATATTTCACCAAATTTTTGTTGTTGAGCATCTCCATCTAAACCAACAACAAGAATATTTTTTTTATATTGCAAAAGAGCTATCTTAATAAAATCAAGAAGACCTTTAAAGAATTGTGCTTCTTCAATAATAATAGAATTTACTGAAAGAAATTCATCTTTGAATTCAAGAGGTTTCTCATGATCCCATAATAAACATGAAACTTCTTCTTTATTATGTGAAACAATTTTAGCGTCTGAAGAATATCTTGTATCAATCATAGGTTTTAAAGCTATAATTGAATTCCCAATAAATTTCTGACGACGAATAAATGAAATTGCATGTGTAGTCTTACCTGAAAACATTGGACCCATAATAATTTCAAGTGACATTTATTAGTTAGAATATTTAAAAATATTAATTCATTTTATATAATGTATTTTGTTGCTTCTCGTAGTTTACTTTCCATATGTGATCATAAAATATCTAATCCTGAAAGTTCATCAAGAAGAATTCCTTCTACATTTCCTTCTAAAAAAGGTCAAACAGTTTATTGCCATGTAACAGCTTTAAAAAATTTCATATCTTCTTATCTTCCAAAAATTAAATTTCCATTTGTTTTAGTATCTGGAGATTCATATTTTACCGTACCAGATGATTTTAAAGAAGAAACGCAAATAATTTTAAATCATCATTTGTTAATTTGTTGGTATTGTCAAAATTGCACTAACCCTTCAGAAAAATTAATACAATTACCTTTAGGTCTTGATTTACATACATTTCTAAGTAAACCTACACCACAATATTTTTGGAATAAAAATGTAAAGCCAATTGAATCAATTCAAACACAAGAACAAAAACTTTTTAATATATCTAACACTAGAATTAATAAAAAAAATTTATGTTATGGTAATTTTCAATTTTTAACAACTACAAGACATGGTAATGATAGAACTGATTGTATAAATCAAGTTTCTAAATCATTAGTTTATTATGAACCTAATAGAATTCCAAGAGATCAATGTTGGAATCAGATGATAAAATTTAGGTATATATTATCTCCTCATGGAAATGGTTTAGATTGTCATAGAACATGGGAAGCTTTAGCTCTCGGATGTATTCCTATTATGAAAACATCACCTTTAGATCCTATGTTTGAAGGATTGCCTGTCTTAATTGTAAATGAATGGTCTGAAATAAATCAAGAATTATTAGATAATTTTAAATCTTCTGGAAATTTAGATAAATTAAAATTAAATTATTGGAAACAATTATTTGATAAACATAAATGAAATACCTTATAGCAGGAACATGTAGAAATATTTCATCTACATGGCCAAATGTCCAATTATCATTAGAGAAAATATGTAATACATTAGTTTCATATGATATTGTTATTGTTGAATCTAATTCTAATGATAATACATTAGAATTACTAAGAGTTTGGAGTGAAGGAAAAGAAAATATCAAAATTATTTCTATGGGAAATTTAGAAGGTTCAAGAACACAACGTATTTCAAGATGTCGTAATGAATACTTGAAATATATTACTGATCACGAATATTTATTAGTTGTTGATTTAGATGATATTCTGAGAATTCAAGATAATTTTAAAGAACAATTAGATTCATGTTTTTTAAGAAATGACTGGGATTGTATAGCATGCAATCGATTAGGAAAATATTATGATATATGGGCATTAAGATGTCAAAAAATTGGAATTAATTTTGATTGTTGGGAAATGGCAAATAAACGTTCTAAAACTATAATGACTTCTAAAGGATTTAGAAAAATACCTGATCGTAAAAATTATGTTGATAAGTTTATGATAAATATACCTAAAAATTCTCAATGGATTCTATGTATATCTGCATTTTGTGGTATGGCATTATACAAAACTTCTGCTATAAAATCTAAAAAGTATAATGGTGATAAAACATGTGAACATGTAGCATTTAATAAAGGATTACGTATATTTATTAATCCAAAATTTATTAGTGGTTAAACATAATGAATAAATTTCCAGTATTAATTCTGAATTATATGCGTCCTGATAATATAAAAAATCACATAATACCTAATTTATTGAATGAACCAATAGTTTCTAAGATTATTATTGCACATGGAAAAAGAGATACTATTTTTGATGTGGATAGTTTAGAAGATGGTGAAATTAAGACAATTGATAATATTTTACATATTGGTAATTATTCTGAAAATGTTTTTTTTAGATGTTTTAGAAGATGGAATTTAATTCATAAATTAAAGAATCTAGGTATACTTACAGAAGAATGTATTCTTGTTCAAGATGATGATTATTATTTTAAACAAGGAGAAATTGAAAAACTATTATTACCTTATCAACAAAAAAAAGGTATTTTAATTTCTGGATTTCAAGGAAGAATATTATCAAACAATTCTTACAATTTTTATGGTTATAATGGTAATTCTGATATAGTAATAGGTAGAAGTATTTTTGGAAGCATTCAAACAATTTATAATGCAGTTGAACAAATAAGAAAATCAAATATACCAATAAATATTATTAAATATGAAGATGATATAACAATATCTTTCTTTACCTCTGGAAAAAAATTCAACAAAAAACATTTTGGTTTAAAACTTAATGCTATAGAGCTTCCATCTCCAAATGGCGTATGTCAACGCCCAAATCATCTTGAACAAAGAAATAATACAGTTAAATTTTTAAATAAGAAATATAATAATATTCCACATAAACGATTTATCTGGCAAAAAATAAAATAAAATATCATTAATGGGAGGTTCTAGAAGATTCTTAAGTAATAGTTTAAATAATATATTAAGAAAAATAGTAAGTTTATTACGTGTTTATAATATAAATGATTGGTTTATAGGTTATGGTACACTTTTAGGAATTGTAAGAAATAATTCATGCATTAATATGGATGATGATATTGATATAGTATTAAATATTAAACAAAAAAACTTACTTATAAAATTATTGGAAGACAATAAGTTTAAAATTGTTACATTAAAAGAAGATTTTATGAAAGTAGTTATTAATGATTCTATCCCACCTATAGATTTTTATTTAGCGACAGTTGATGGTAATGGAAACTTTAATGATACTTGGGAAAAAACAACTTGGAGCAATGTTTACCCATTATTAGTGCGTAAATGGTATGATGTGAATTTATTCTTGCCTTCAAATTATACAACCAAATTAGTAAATAGATATGGTGATGATTGGAAAATTCCTAAACAATCTAAAGGAATAGATCCTAAAAAAACTATAATATAAGTTAAAAACTAATAATATAAATAGTTTTTATATTAATAAAATGGATAATACTGAAAAGCAATATTGGGATACATTTTATAATGAAAAACCTAATTTAAATGAATGTAGTAATTTTTGCAAATATATTACAACAAAATATATATCTAAAATAAATGACAAAGATTTAACAATAGGTGATTTTGGTCGTGGAAATTGTAGAGATTCTACTTTTTTTGCAGGAAATGGATATAATGTATTAGCAGTTGATAGTTCAATTGGAATAGTTAACCCTCATAAAAATATCAAATTATTGATAGGAGATATAGAAGAAATTTTAGAAAATAATGATAACCCCTTATTAAATATTGTTTATATGAGATGGTTCTTACATGCTTTACCTTATGTAAAAGGTAAAATTATTTTTAATAAGTCTGTAGAATGTATAAAAAAAGATGGATTTTTATGTATAGAGGTTAGATCATTAAATGATATTGAACTTAAGAAAAAAAGTATTTATAATGAAAATGATGAATCATATTATACTAATCATAAAAGATGGTTATATACTAAAGAAAAAATTCTTAGTTTAATTAATACAGAAAATCTGGAAATTTTAGAATTATCTGAGGATTTTGGATACTCTAAAAATGATCATTCTGAAACATATATATCAAATCCATTACTAATAAGATTAATTGCAAGACGCAAGTAATTTACTCAAATACCATCCTAGGAACGATATGCATAGCTTCTAATTCTTGTGTCCACAACTTAACAGCATAAGGAATAGTTTTCATTTCAAAATGTGTTTTAATTCCACATGTTCCACATTGATAAATATTTTCTACTTGATTTACTACAGCCAAAGTTCCACATGATTTACAGAATCCTGTTGTAAATGGGTCTGATACATCCATTAGGCGTTCTTTCGTGAACATACTTATGCCGTGACTAATCATACAATCACGTTCCATTTCACCTACGCGCAAACCACCATCACGCGACCTACCTTCACAAGGTTGACGAGTTAAGCTTACAATAGGACCACGAGCACGAGAATGTTTTTTATCAATTACCATGTGTTTCAATCTCTGATAGAATGTAGGACCCATAAAGATTTCAGCTTCCATCATTTCTCCAGTTTGACCATTATACAAAACTTCATTTCCATAAGGATGCATACCTAATTCAAGTAATTGTTCACGAATATTATCAACTTTTAAATGTGAATAAGGTGTTCCATCACCCAGCGCTCCTTTTTCACAACATACTTTACCATACATAGTTTCCATAAGTTGTGCAATAGTCATACGAGAAGGAACAGCGTGAGGATTCATTATTAGATCAGGTCGTAGTCCAGTAGCAGTAAAAGGCATATCTTCTTCATCTAAAATAATACCACAAGTTCCTTTTTGTCCATGTCTCGATGAAAACTTATCACCAATTTCAGGGATACGTTCAGAAACAACACGAACTTTAATAAATGGATAACCATCAGAATTCTTGTCTTGCCATACACCATCTACACGACATTCTTCAGAATTTTTATGAGTTGTTGAAGAATCACGATAAGTATATCCATTAGGATCAGATTTAATAGAAGTTACTTTTCCAATAACAATATCATTTTCTTTTATGAGAGAATTTAGTACTGGTACACCTGAATCTGTAATACTAGAATAAGATGAAGATTTATACCCCCTCGTATTTTCACGACGAGGTTTTGTGAATTTTTCTTCTTTACCTGAAGCGATATTACGATGTTCTTCGTCTTTATAAATTGTATAATATAGCGTTCGAAATAGTCCTCGGTTAATAGCACCTTTATTTAGAATAACTGAATCTTCTTGATTATAACCACCATAAATACCAATTGCTACCATAATATTATCACCTGATGGCATATCTTGAGTTTTCAAAACATTCATCATTCTTGTTTCTACAAATGGACGCATAGGACTACACAAAATATAACCATTTTTATCTAGACGCTTCGCATAATTCCTTGCAAAGATACCCATTGCCTGTTTCCCCATAGCAGATTGATATGTATTACGAGGTGATTGATTATGATCACTAAATGGAATACTACTTGCCATATGACCTAAAATCATAGTAGGATGAATTTCACAATGTGTATGAATTTTAGTAATTTCAGATGGGGTCATAGCAACACGAATAGTTTCAGTTTCACATGGATCAACAAATTCAATACATGAACGAACCCAATCATTCCATTCTTTAGATTTAGGAGATGATATTAGAGAACCTTTTTCTACTCGAAATAAAGGACGAACAAATCTTCCACCATCAGATTCAATACTAATATTTTCATGTTGAATATTCCATGTAATTCCTGTATGAGGATGTAATTTGAAATTCTTTTTTGCTAGTTTCAAATCATTAAATACTTTTAGAGGATTAGAAGTATAAGCTACAATAACACCATTCACAATAACTGAACAACCTTTGAAAGATTGCAGAATATTTTCAATCCATTCAATATTCATAAAAGATTTCAAAATATCAAGAATTACAAGAGAAGGTGTATGTTGACTAATAGCTGAAAGCATACAAATAGATTTAACAATACCAACTGAATGACCTTCAGGTGTTTCTACAGGACATACATATCCCCATGAACTTCCATGTAATTTACGAGGCGCTAGTAACTTACCTGATTTTTCAACAGGTGTTTGAATTCGTCGTAAATGACTAATTGTAGCAGAATATGATAATCTGTTTAGAACTTGAGAAACACCAACTTTAGTTGCATTAGACATAGTAGAAGTTGTTCCTAAACCTTGAACGGTAAAATTACCTGTAGCAAGCGCTTGTTTTAGTTTACCTTCAATTGTTGAAACTTTCAAAATTTTATATAGATTGTTTACATTCAAAATTTCTAATGGACGAGCAATACCTTTTTTCCAATTATCATTATTAACTTCATGAACGAATTTACTACGAATATCTTTACATACTTTTTGAAATAGTTGACGAAATAAATGTGTTAGTAATGATCCAGTACTTACAATACGTTTATTTGGATAAGCATCACGATCATCAATATTTTGATAGCCTTGTTCAGTCATAATAAGTTTACGAATCATTAGTGCAGTTAAGTAAACTTTACGCGCTTCTAAAGTTTCACGAGGAGATTTATCATTACCAAATTTCACATGAGGTAAATATTCAGAATCAAGTAGAGATTTAACATAACCTTTTTTATCTTCTGATGTAGTACCATATTGCATATGATGAACTAGATAATTAATTGCGTCATCACGAGTATAAATACCGATATCAGCAGATTCTTTAAAAGATGCAGCAAGTAAATTAACAATTTTTTCATCAGTATCTTTAGGCCAAATTAGATTTACGATATCTTCATCACATTCCATACCAAGAGCACGAAACATAACAATCAAAGGAATATCTTCACGAAATCGAGGAACACAAATAGTCAAAGGATAACCAAATCCATTAAATTTTGCACTCATACGAATTTCAAGTTTTTTAGGTGGAGTTGTAAATGATTCATGTAAAGATTTCATTTCAGCAGAATAAGTATATTTAGCACCATTTTTCTTATTATAGAAAATCATAATACGATTATCAGCAACTTTTTCTTGTGATAGAATAGTTCTTTCAGATCCATGAATAATAAAGTATCCAAATGGATCATATTGACATTCACCAATTTCTTCTTTTGACATTGGATAATCTTTCATAATACATAGAGAAGATCCAAGCATAACAGGAATTTTACCAAGAGAAACACCTTCAAATACTTTTACATGTTCATCATATTCTACAAATGAAGGAGAATGATATACACGAGCAGTAAATTTTACATCTACAAACATTTGTGCGGAATATGTAAAATTACGAACACGAGCGTCTTGAGGAAACATAGGTTTGATTCTTCCAGACGCTTCTTGAATTCTAGGTTTCATATAAGTTACATTATCAAATGTTAGACGAAGTTCATATTTATATTTTTTAGTTTCAGGATCTTGTTCATGCCAAACAACAATAGGAGCAGTTGAAATAACAATCAAAGGAATTTTATTACGAATAAAATCTTCAAATGATTCAAGTTGGTGCTCTACAAGTTTAGACACACCATCTTTTTGAAAATATGTTGTAATCGCATCCCAGTCCATGGTAGTAATATTAGAAGTTTAATCCGTAAATCTATTCTATTCGTTTTTAAATAAGAAGATGATTAAAATTACAAAAGTTCCTAGTTTTGAAGAACCCGCTAAAAAGTCTGAATTAAAGAAAACACCTAAAACATATCCAAAGTCAAGCTTAAAAACTAAAAAAATTGTTCCTGTAAAAGATCCTGCAAAAGCTCCTCCACGTAAAAAAGGTTCTCGTAAATTTACGATGAGACTTAATTTAAAACCTAAAAAAGTTAAAGATTTAAAACCTGAAGAAGTTGATAAAAAAATAGAAGAATTAAAAATGAAAAATATTCCTCAAGATCTTAAAAAAGATGTTGTAGAAAACGCTATAGTTGCTGGATTTGTTTCTTCTTCTTAATATTAAGATGACTAGATATTGGGGTCCATTAGGATGGATGACATTACATTCAATATCATTAAATTATCCTGTTAATCCTTCTAAAGAAGATAAACAAATTTTAATAAGATTTATGAATAATTTTACTGAATCTATAACATGTCCTAATTGTCAATCACATTTCAAAACAATATTTCAAACTTATATAGGATTATTTCCATCATGGAATACAAGTAAATATGATTTATTTGTTTTTATTGCAAGAGCACATAATACAGTAAATAAAAGATTAGATAAACCTTTAATTAGAACAGTTGCTGAATGTCTTGAAAAAATTAAAACAAATAGTATTCATACATCATTAACAGGGTTTCGTCAAGCATATATAAATTATTTAATAAGTAATTGGTCCGGAGAATTAACTGGAGAAGGAAGATTACGAATGGGTTATGCTAAAGAAGTTCAAAAAATTAATTATCAATATTGGTCATTAAGAGAAACAAATATAAATTCTTTAACTTTTCCTGAAACAGATGTTTTATTTGATATTGAACAAAGATCTGTGTTAGCAAAAGCTACAATGGGAATACCATCAATATATAAAGGTTCTTTACCTAATGTAGGATTTAGATTTTCAGGAGGGAAATTGAAGTTAAGGAATTTGTAGGATTCCATGGTAAAGAAATTCTAGGTTTCATTTCCCAATCAAATCTTTTCATCCATGGATTTCTTGTATCTGTATAAGTTTCATCAGGAAATTTAACTAATTTTTTTGCCTTTCTTAAAGAAGATTTAGGCAAAATAAATTGTAATTGATTTATTACTGAAAAGTTTAAAGGTTTTCTATCTAAAGTTAATGATTGAGGAAATTTAATAATATCTGTAATTAAAGGAGCGTCAGAATAAGGATAATACCAATCCCAATTTGGTGGTGAACTTTTAGTAAAATATTCTAAAGTCCAACTAAATGTTTTCCAATACGCTTCAACTACTTTTTCAGGATTAATTACACCATCTAAAATATGTAAGTAATATTTTTTATTAAATAAATTATCTTTTCCAAGAACATATTTTTCTTCTGGTCTTCTACGCAATAAAATTCTTTCTTTTAAAATTCTTTGTTCTTCTAACGCTACACAATTCAAAAAAACTTTTCTTCCTTCAATTGTTAAAAGATTAGGTTGTTTAGATTTTTCATAAAATTGTAAGGCACGATTATATCCATCTTCTCTTAATGAAAATATACCTAGACTAGGCATAAAATCATTACCAAAACACATTATAGACAAAGCAATATATTGATAAATATCCATGGGTAATTTTGCAAATAATTTCCATATATCCATAATAGCAAATTCTTCTTTTTCCCCCATTTCAGAACTTTCTCTGAGAAGAAACATACCATTTCGTAATGATAATTTATGATGTTGAAGACAAATTAAAATTAAATCAGCATCTAAACCATAAATAGTTATAGATTTGTTTTTATCAGAATGCTGAAGAAATTGAATAATTTTATGTTCACCTTCACCTGGTTCTTGTGTTCCTGATATAATAATTTGAGGAAATCTTGATTTCATAGCTTGTTCTAATTCTAACATATAAGGTGTTCCTGGAGATATTTGATTTCTATCAAAATTCCCAGAAACTTCTTTTTGACACATACGACGATATCTTTGTTGAACTATTTTAGCATATGGAACTAATCCATCAAAAGCTACATAAATAATTTTTGCTTGACAATAATCATTTAAAATCATTTCAAATGCTTTTAAAATAGATTCAATTGGATTATTATCATCTAAATATCTATGAATTAAACAATTAAAATCAAAACATAAAATATCAGATTGATGTTTTCCTTTTAAAGATCTTACTATTCCACCATGTGTTTTAATTAAAGTAGCAAAATAAAAAGGTATACCCATTACATATGTTAAGTTCCTAATATGAAAACTCTTACTATAAAAATAAAATGGATTGGTTATGGATTGGTTTAGGGGCACTAGCTATAATAATGTTTATAGCAACAAACTATACTAAAATAAAAGTTTCTGAAGGAAAAGGATGTTCATCATGTCCAGGTAAAAATATTCAACCAGATTTATAAGAATGCATTGTATTATGGATAAAGGAGGTCGTAAAAGAAAATTTACTATGCGTAATCCTGGAATTGGTAAATTACGAAAAGGTGATTTAACTAATATAGGTTATCATGTATCAAAAACTAAAACTGCAAGACATCGTGCAT